CTGTAGGAACAGCCACTAAACGTTCAGTTTCTATTTCAGCACCACAGCCAAGACAATAGCGCCTGCCTTGGCTATCTATATCCGGTTGCTCGACTGCATGAGTTAACTGGCGAGCAAGGGCGCTGTCTCTAAATGCTTGCTCAACCTCTTGTGCACGATCAAATGGATCAGCCATTAACGCCCCTTAATCACATTGGCGCCAGCACTCATTAGTGCACCAACCACTTTTTGGCCGCTCCCTTTTGGGTGCGGCGCAAAACCATCTAAAGTACGTAACCCTAAGTAAGCCCAAGCGGGAGTAGAGAGCATTGCCGCTACCGCAACATCAATACCCACGCCATAATCAAAGGCATGTAGGCCTTCCATCAAAAAGCAATAGAGGATAGTTGCCCACATAGATTGGCGCGCCATCAATGGCCGTGTGGTACGTATGTAAGGATCTTCGGCTTTATCACCACTGCGAATGGTCTCTTGGGTTTCGTGCTGCTGGGCCTGCTTATCGTTAAGCGCTAGCTCTTGGCGGCGGGTAATTTCCTTTTCCATTTCGACTTTAATGCGCTCAAGTTCCACTAAGCTTTCTGGCGGTAGCTTTTGCATTTGGTTAGCAAGTTCAATTTGTGCGCCAGCTTTATTATCGCCAAACACACTGTCAACCGACTGCACCATGTCAGCCACTTTATTAGCGGTTTCGCTGCCACCGAACAGGGATGAAATACCACGGATAGCGGCAGGGCCAACTTCCATGGCAAGTTTTGCCGCGCCTAAAATTAGAGAGAGTGACATGCGAGTAAACTCCTGAGTTGTGATAATTGTTCAGTAACACTTGGCACTTGGGATTGACCAAGATTGGATTGATTTAAATGGATGCGAATATCACATTGGTTAACGCCATTCCAAGCACGTTCAAAGTAAGATTGCATCGTGCCGCAATGGCTAAATAGCGGGGGCTTAATCGGTACTGGTGTACCAAGTTGTTTAAAATTGAGTTCAGCATTAAGGCGCATTTCGCGCCCCTTAGCTTTTGAGTAGTCCCAGTTCTTACCCATTACTGAAGCCCCCATGCAGCATTGGTCAGGTTGACTAGGCGGTTATGCCAGCCTTCAATGAAGCGACCTTGTGAGGTGTTTTTTAACAGAATACGGGCATAAAAACGGGCGCGGCGCAGGCCATAACGGGCACACAGATATTCAACATCACAACCATGAATAGCAGCCCGGGAGGCTGGGCCTATCTTGCCATCAGCCTTAGTGCCGACTATTTCTTGCAGCATCAATAACGCATTCGTTACCCCATGCTGTACTGCGGCATCAAACGTATACAAGGCCACAGCACCCGACCATTCTAGGCAATAAGCAGGTTTCCAATAGCGACTGTAATACAGGTTAACGATGCTATCTAACGTGAGAGAGGCAATATCAATACTAGGGAATGCACGTTTACTAATGCCGCCCTTGGTTTCACCGCCAGCGTCTTTGGGGTCATGAATATAACCAAGGTTTGGTTTAGGCGAACCATCTGCATACAGTGCGCCTTCTTCAATCAGCACAAAGCGAACTGCATGGCAAAACTCAGCGGTATAGCCTTTGGTTGAAAATGAAAAAGTAGGAGAGCCAGAAAGCATAAAAGCACAACCGATTAATAAAATATAATCTGATTGTGCTTTTTATAGAGAGGGGGGATTAATTAACGCGGGTTGTTCTGTTTACTTTAATACGCAGTTGGCAATTATGCCTTTATCTGTTTTTATTAATTCAGTCTCAAAGTTATAACCCCATACCATAGTGTTATTTTTGTTCTGATATGTTTTAAGTGAATCAGAAAAACTTTGCATCATATTATTTACCAGATTTTTATTTTGAGCCATATCAATGGCAATAATTGATGATGCTGCGCAATGCATTCCTGCATAAGCAAATGAATCAGTTATCTCGTCTTCATTATTTGAAATGGTCATCATAGATGACACACTATCCGCAGATACAAATAAAATACCGCTTTTCACATTTTGCTGGAAACCATTGCCGATGCTTTTCCATTCATTGTGTTTAGTAATTCCAGACAGGTCTAATCTTGCCATTATATCTTCCTGTGGTGGAAGCTCTTTAGCGGAAATACATAGTGGCGCAATGCACGCAACCAATAACAATAACTTCTTCATAATCCTTTCCCTTAAAACAATTCCGGTTGTCTATTCTTGGTATCACGCTTGCGCATCTTAGCAATAACCCGATAAATATGCTGCATACTCTTGTCGTACTTTCGCGATAACTCCTCAACATTATCGCCCTTAAACTCATGCCAAATAGACAGATTCATGATCTCAGATTCTAGCTGACGGCCACGGGGCAAGTACAGCTGCACGCCACCGAACTCACGACAGATACGATTCAACAAGGCGATAGCGATTCGAGTATCAGCGTCGTGAGTTTCCAGCTCATGCTTAAACATGGCATACATTTGCCGCATTGCTTCAGGCCATCGCTGTGACTCTTCATCATCGGCTATGCGCTCAACATCATCAAGACTGACATTGTCATAACCAAAAAAGTCGCCGTTCTCTTCGTTCGCTGCATTATGTATATGATTTGTTGATTGAGTCATCGCCGCCACCTTTGTGCTATCAACAGATAGATAGAAACACACCCCGCATGGCGAGGTGTGTTTAGTATAAGGCACAGATGATCCCATGGTCATGGGATTGGCTTATTCTGAGATTAAGGCTTAGCGTAAAACTCACTATAATAGCCAGCTAACTTTTCATAGCCTGCCTTGTCTGTCAATTTATCATTGAGCGGAACGCGGCCACCACGGGCGATGATTGCATCAGCCATACAGCGCCAATGCCACTTCTTTAACGCCTCTAATACCATCACAGCCTGTGCTGACTTTAACCATTCAATGCGGTCAATGCCTTGGCCGTTACTGGTTTTGGTCATACGTTTAACGTAGGTATTTAACGCTACCTCGGTTTTACTGCGCACAAAGCCCTGGTCAAACATGGTGAGCCAGATGGCGCGGATCTTCGCCACCTCAGCCGCCCTAGCTTGGGGCTTGCTAGACTTGGGTTTAAAGCCACGGCGTTTCATCTCAGTCACTACCGCATTCAACTGGTTTTCACTCAGCCCCTTGGCACTGCGTTTACCTGTTATCAGCTCCAATAGATTGCGGTACATATCATCATCCAAGTGCAGATCTCGTTTACCGATTTGGACTAGCTTGAGGGCGTTAGACATGGTTAACTCCTTATCCCAGCAGCTTAGCTTCTTTGATCGCTTCTGTTCGACCTTGACGCCAATATCTTATCGCTATTCTTCTATGGTTTGATGGTATTTTTGCCATGACATTTTTAACCATTTTAGTGGTCAGAGGATGAACAACCGATTCATATCCATCATTTAAATATTCATTAGACAAATATTTAACCCAACCTTTTAAGTTACATTTCGGGCAAGGAATGTCACCACCAATATCTAAATAAATACCCCCATCATCATTAGCGCCACCACTATCCATATCCCACAAGTAACCATTAATACAAACAGAGTCTAAATAGAACGCGCCAAATTCACGCCCTTCATAATCACACATATTCTTCTCCTAAGCCGCGTTGCGGCTTTAATTTCGCTCTTGACGATGCTCGGCTTGGCATGCCTTACAGCGACACTGTAGACCGTCAGCCTCACGTGCAGATGGCGACCAAAATAAGGTATCTTGCGGCCAAAACTCTTGGCAGCGAGGGCATAATTTCTGCAGGCCAAACTCGTTATCAATGATTGCCTTTCCCGTTGCCAAGCGGCGCTGGATTAACATTGGTTTCATTAATGGCGTGTATTCACCGAACATAATTACTTTCCCCTTGGCTGCTCATCAGTGCTCGGCTACCACGCCGAACAGACAAGCAAGGTGCAAACTGCGCCTTGCTTGTTTCGCTTAATCAACTCTGCTCTTGTTGGCTGAGAATGGCTGTGTTGGTAAGGCAATCCGCTTTAATCAATTCCAACCCGTCAAGCTTTTTAAATTGACGGCAAAGCACTGATGCTTTTGAAAAGTAGGGGGTTACAAATTCAAGTCGTACATGCAAGTCTGGATACTCTTTTTTAGCATCACGTTTACCGTAAATTTTTATGATGTGTGAAATCATCTTGGGCTTATATTTGGCCATAGATTTTGTCGCCCATACCTGCGCTAAAATGCTGGGGGCATCTTCAGGCAGGTTTTTAACTTGTCCAAACCACGCCCCTTTGATTAACCCATCAATGTAAACCGATAAGCAGGTAGTCGATTCATTTTTACGTTCACGCTGAATAGTTAATTCATAGCCTTTATAGCTAAAGGCGATGTTTACCCAACTACCCGACATTTCATTTTCAATCTGTTGCCACTGTTCTTTACTGATAGCATGTGCTTTCTTGGCTTGTGGTTTACTCATCGTCATCTTCCTTATCGTTTGATTCTTTCAATATGATCCGTTTCGATTTAGTCGCTTTACGGCTGCGCCAGTCACTACCAAATTCTTTAACGGCCCAGTCTTCGGCTTGTTCTTTATTAAGCCTGCCGTAAAACATAATGCTGTTAATGATGTCGTTATGTCGTTTGCCCATGTTCACCCGCCAAAGCTTCAAACTCTTCACGCACATTGGAACCTTCACGGCCCATTACAAAGTTAAGTGCGGCGATATAGCCATCCTCAAAAGTCGAATCTGGGAATGCCGTTCCTGTGCGTTCACTCTCGGCTACTGCT